ATCTGCAGACCTCAGAATAATACTTTTCCATTGAACTCCTCTTGAACAAGATTAGTGCGTACTAATACACTCAAAACGAGGAAATTTCAATAAAAGTGATGGATTGTTCCACGTGGAACAATGGAAAAGATGACATTTATCATCTTATTTGCGCTGCGTGTTTTTTTATTAGAAAACCTTGAGAAATCCCAAAGGCCTTAGACTGCCATAGTTTCTTTTCAAGTTTCGATTCTTGAGAAAAACCCCATCGCCGTCGCGCTCGTTTGAATTGTCGCTTGACGTGTTGCCCTCGATTGTTTGAACGACATCACTTGAAACGATATCGGCCACGATACCGATATGACCTTGCCAGGTTGGTTTTCCTTCAGACCAACGCCTCCAAAGGATGAGAGATCCGACTTCGGGTTTTTCAAGCCGAAATGAGTCAGGATTGTTGAACCAGAAATTGCACACTGATTCACTTAAGATCAGCCCGCTTGAATATTTAAAGCTTGGAATATCAATGGCCGATTTCATTAGAGTACCCCAGGTTTTTATGCAATAAGCGGCGAATCCTGAACACCAAGCTTCACCATTAGCTTGCCCGTCCACCGCTTTTTGAAACATGCGAACAAATTCGCCTTTATTATTGCCGCCGACTTCTCTCACGCCTTCAAAGGTTTTTGCATAGGCAGCAAGTCCATTGTTTAAGATTTCATTAAGGTCTTGTTGTGTCATTTTTTTTCTTCTCCTCTTCGAGTCTAGTCCATTCATTTGAAGCCGAGTCGCCGTCTCTGTCAGAATTATAAGACATGATGACGTCGGTAACACCTTGTCGTCTTAAACTCATGGCCAGGCTCACGGCCAATTCCCTCGACTCTTTGTCTGTCTTGTTTTTTTTTAGAAACCATTCAATTCCTAAAAGCAGGACTCGACCAATTGATTGATTGCCGATGATACTTGCGACAAAAGCCAACATCGATTGGATCATTATCCCCCCTTTAGACTAAAACCTGACTGGCACGTCGGTGACTCCATAGGTATGCACTCGAATTCGCATTCTCTCGCCGTTTGCGTGCTTTCTTTTTGATACAAATTGATAAGCGCAAAGACCTTGAGGCATTTTAAACTCAAATGAATCACTTGGACTATTATCAAAAATCTTGCATTCGTCTCGTTGGCTCAATGGTGTAACAATAACTTTTTCTGGGAATGTAAACTTTTGGACCAACTCCTCAGCACTTTGGCAGAATCCACGGCCTACAAAATACCGAGTTTTGCCGTTGCACTGCATAGACATTGAAAGATCAAATTCTGGTCTGTCATCTTGAAAATCAATAAATCCAAATCCAACACGTCTTGATTTTTCTTCCAGTGCATAAATATGCATAGGGCATGTTCTTAAATTCTCTATTTCCTCATGATTGGAATAATCATAGATCACACTCTTGTTGAACCAAGCAACATTGCCAGGTTTATCAATCACATCTTGCCGATGGCATGTGGTGATAATAAGTCGATCAATCTTGTCACCAGGAGGCTCTATTTCAATTCTGTATTTATGGTCTTTGTTGCCTTGCGGTATGCCGAATCCTATATACCAAAAATCATTGACTTTAAAACGCAAATCATACAAGAATGATTTCACCGGCTGGGATTCCCCACTCTTCGGTAAATTCGAACAAGATATTAAAAAGAAAAAGACTAGAAAAAGTCTCATTTCAATTTCACTCCCTCAGTGGTGATAAATCTTAGCACGATGATGACGATGCCTAGAATACTGCCAGCGATTGGCGGCTGAGTCTTAATTATATCTTTGACTGGCCCTTCAATGATTGAAAGGGCCACGACGCCAATGCCGGTCCAGAATGTTTTTGATTTCCAAAGCGGTTTTTTCTCATCCATTTTTCTTTAACACTCCGACCAGTTCAGCAGTTGACAAGATCCAGGCCGTTGCAGCTTCAATCTTTCCCTCTAAGACGTCATCACTGATATCGAATTCAGCAGATAGCCTTTGGAGCATCTTTGATTTTGATTCCCCATCGATGGCCTGAAGCTCTTTCAAGGCAAGGTCGGCACCTTCAATGGCAGTCGGCAATTTCAAGAGCGGGCCCATCAAGTATTGAATGTCCGAAACGTCGATCTTGCCATCAAGCTTGGATTTGTCATAGGCCATATAAAGGGCCAGTGGAATTGATAGAATTTCGAATACATTCTCATATTTTGAACTCATAAATTTTCCCCCTCGTTTTAATTTATTGATTCTTAACTAATCGCATTTCAATAACTGAGATTCGTGAGTTTAGACGTTCCATTTCTTTTTCGTGCCACTGAGTTTTCTCGATAATCGTCGCCATGCGCTCATTTAATTGCTCGACCGATGACTTGATGTCTTGCAAAACCTTTACTCCATAAATGAGAATTCCAGAAATAAGTCCTGTGAACCCCCAAGTTAAAAACTCACTGAATTGCATTTTCAATTCCTTGCTCCTTTTGGATTCGTAAGACTGTCAATCTTATTCACCCTAGTTACCAACGCGCTCAATATCGATCCAATTGTATCCTGAAGCGGATTCAAGCGGCATAGAACCTCCGCTCGTCTGATATTCTCTAATGTCGATATAATCACCAGCAAGTAAATTGATCGATGCTGAAATTTGGACTGATTTATTGCTAGTTGAGCCGTTGAAATCACTTTGAAGCTTTGCCGCATAGATGGAACCGTTTTTATAAATTCGATTTTCAATGTATTCAGCAGCACTGAAGTTTCCAGTCGATGTGGTAGTCAGATTTGATGATATTCTATACTTACCACTTATTTTAGCCGCAAACTTCCAGGAAGCACCCGTTGTCACGCTTGAATGAGAATCATAATCCTTATCTTCAAAATCGATTATAGTCAGAGAAGCGTTTGATATAGATTGTCCTGCATTTGTCGTGTACCTAGCATTCACACTCTCAACTGCATCACCGACAGATGTGACAATTCTCAAATTGCTACCGGCACTGGCCCAAGTTCCAGCAGTTGTCTGCGTGTTGTCTAAAGTTCCTATCAATCGAAAATTAACGTTTGATCTAGCCGTTGTAGAATAGATAACAGTTCCAGAATCAGCAGCACCAGCTCCACCCTCAGCAGTTGTCGATATCGTTTGATTATCTGGATAGAGTGTTTGAGAAACTGCCAATTCTAATGTTCCGGAATTATCAATTAAATAAATGAATAAGCGTGCAGTGGAAGCACTTGTTTGACCAAGAGTAGATCCACTCGAAACAACAAGAGAAAGAGCTGCTGTGATTGTTCGTTGATTATATCCACCAGTTGAATTTCGAATACCAACATTTATTGCATCACCTCCCGATGCATTTGAACCGCTCTGAGTTTTAACTGCAATTGTTAGCGCCGAAGATCCAACAGAAGTGACAATTGATAAATTTGACACTTCACTAGCTGACGAAACTGCAGCGGATGAATCATTAGACCAAGAAAGTGTCCCTGATCCATTTGTTTTCATCACTTGCCCGGAAGTGCCATCACCATCTGGCAATGTGAAAGTCACGTCACCTGTTAAACTTGCTGGCGCTTGAAATCCAATATAGTTAGAACCGCCGCCCGATTCTTTGAATTTCAAAGATCCGCTGACTGTTTTCCCTGAAAATTCTTGTGTGGTCGTGGTGCCGAGCAAACTCAACCAGGATGAGCCGTTGTAAAAATCGAAAGTATTAAAATCATTATTGAAAATCGATAGCCCTGTCGCTGGCGACAAAATAGCATCTCTTTGAGTTTGAGCCATGCGAGGAAAAGGCCTTGAGCCCTTTGTTACCGATTGAACTTCGAAAATAGATGATGAGTCGCTCGTCGTAGTGCCAATCATGACATCAGATCGACGCCCAATTCGCATGACTTGGTTTAAAACTCTTGAACTATCTGAAACTGTTTTAAAATCAATGCGCCCAGGCATGTCGTTTGAGCCAGGAGTCTGGTCTGAATAGATTTCAATCGATGCGGCCGGCTCATAGTCAACGCCATCATATCCAAGGCCCACGATGCTTGAAATCAAATCACCGCTTTGAACAATTGTCGGCGACGCATGAGTGCCTCGACTCCTCAATAAACTGAGTGATCCATAACTTGCATCACTATCGCCGTGACGAGTGATATCAATACCTCCAGAATCGGTGGTCGTGTCCGTATCTAGTGACATTTTTGAAGTGTATGCTGATCCATTGACAGTTTTGCTCAAAATAGCATTTGTCCCAAGAATTAACTTCTCAATTAATTGAATAGCATCTTGAGTTTCATTCCATTTAATTTTAGGAGATCCAGTGACACCGATTGAAATCAAATCAGTATCGGCATCACTTCCAGGATTGACGTCAATGCCATTAGTTGATTGAACTGTCAAATCACCGACTATTGTCGTGTTGTCTGGGACAATTGTACCACTTGCAATAAACGCAAAAATGCAAATCCCAACAAATAACAAACTATTCCGAAATAAGCCTGCGCGATAATTTAATTGTCCCATTTCCAGCTCCTGAGTTTAATGCCGCTCTCAATTGTTGAGTCGTCGTGCCTGATAAAGTGAATGTGACTCCATGAATGTCACCTCTGTATGGTCCTAATGAAATCCGCCATGATCCATTTTGCTTTTGCAAACTAAAAGTTCCATTCGCATTGACAGTCGTGCCTCTGATAATTTCAAAATCATAATCAACGCTTGAATAAGTAGCAGACAAAAATGATTCTCCTGACAAATCCGTAGCTGATTGCCCATCGGTCACGGCATGTTCAGCATAAGCGCTCCAACCACCACCACCGCTCGAAGAACCGCTTCCGCTCCCTGCAACATTATCAACGGTCCATTGAACTGCACCGACTGAATTTTGCAAAACAATCTTGTAGGTATTTGCCGCAGCTAAAATGATATCAGCTTCGCCATTGGCATCTAAAACAACTGGATTGGCATTCGCAGTAATTTCTTGGTCCGAATATGTTGCAAGCGGAGTTGATGTCCCAGCCACATAGGTATAGACAAGACCGCCCGCCAATGGATCGCCATTTGAATCAAAAAATCTCGCTTTGACCATTGGCAGAAATAGGCCCATTTATTTGCCTTTCACTTTCAATTGATTCAACTTGTCTATGACATTTTGAAATCCTACCGATCCAGGCTTGAAATCACTAGCCTCGATCAATAGTTTTTGAACTTTTTTGTCTTGTCGATCAAGATTAGACAAAACATCGATCAATTGTTTATTTTCTTTCGACTCGGCGAATTTACTTAATTTATCAAATCCTGAGTTTGCCCATTTAAGGGCACCCTTTTCTTTATTTTCCGATTCTCGATTGAACAAATTTCCAACCGTTTGGCCAGCTTTGACCTGTCCGACTTGTTCAATTTTGGATCCAAGCTTCATTGATTTGTCTGATAATGTTGGTAGATTTCGCGCATTTCCTAGCATTTCGTCCAGTTGAGATTTAGCCTTCACCGATTTCACCACGTTACTGGTTCGATCAATGATTTCACTATTTAAGGCTCCCGTGACGCCTTTTTGTTTCACTCTTTGAATGAAATTTGTTGGCTCAATCATTTCCTTTAAGCTCGCAGCGGTACCAGATGGGTTGACCTCATCTAAAAAGCGTTTTCCATAAAACCCATAATCAGTTAGAGATTTGAGTCGCTCATGTATGTCAGGTTCAATCGACCGACTCAAAAGAGCTTCATTTCTATTAAGCCACGATTTAAACTTTTCTGGAGAAAAGCCTTTGGCCGAATCAGTCGCCTTTTCAATGCCGTTATTGATGAAACTACCAATCATTTCATCCATTTGTTTTTGACCGACATATTCTTTCACTATTTGCATGTGATTTGGATTGGAAAAGACCTTTGAAACAATTTTCTCAGGATTTGCCGCATACATTGCATCGAGCGACTCAATTCGACCTCCGATGATTTTCTCAATGCTCTCTCTAGACCTTTCATTGACTGCATAGGCTTTGAAAGTTTTGCCAATTTCAGGATCTATTTTTTGCGCTAGGTGTTCCAATTGTCCAAGCATGATCGATCTGACTTTTCCGATCTCAGTCGAAGCTGATGGATTTGACGGATCTATTGACTTTCTTAAAAATTCCCTCGTTTTTTGCATCTCCTCAAACGTCATGCCGTCATTCAAATCATCAATGACACTTGATAGAATTCCATGCTCTTGATTTGAAAGTCCTGTGCGAGGCGTGTTTTTTCTTAATATAAAGCGACCAGTCTCGGGATCCTGCGCTAGGACTTTTCCAATCTTTGTGTTTTCACCCAGCGCCACAATTAAATCTTGCGAATCACGCGGGTTCAACATTGGTGATCTGCGTTGAACTTCATTGAACAATGGACCAAGCATGTCTTTTTCAGAATTGTATTTTGTTTTGACACTCTCTATTAGATCATTACCGGCATCGGAAATTGATCTCGGTTCATTGCCAATGAGCTGATTCACGGTTGATTTAATTTTATTTGTCGATTCCTGAACAATTTGTTGATTGTATTGAGCAATCTTTTTTGCATCCTCTGTCGGCAAATTCTCAAATTTGAGCTTTAGCTCTTTCATCGACTTAGGGTTTTCCATCATGTCGAAGTGATATTTCAAAGGTTTAGTTTCAAGATCTGGCACGTTTTCAACAATTTGCTTGAGTCGTGCTCGTCCAGGCATTTGACCAGTCGATTGCGTTGGTTTCCAGTTTCTCAATTCTTGTAAGCTCTCAGGCGCTTTAAATTTGAATGCACTGACTAATTCTTTTTCGACTGGTTCAACACTCATTGATTTGACGGCCGTTGACGTCGCTTGAATGCCTGGCTTTGCAGCGCGTTTCACTCCTAAAAGGGATTTGCCGAGTTTCGAAGCACCGCTGACAAGAATAGTCGGATCTTGAATCATCTCCAAACCAACGCCATAAATATCAGCAGGGGAAATGTCACCGCCTAAATACGATGGAACTCCGAATGATTCCTTGTAAGTCGTATCACTTGCACCGAGCATTTTCGCTTGCTCTGATCCACTCGGAGCTTTTTCTAATTCTCTGCCAGTCAATGTTTCTGTGACAAATTTTCTGACTGGTGCTGCTGTGTATTCGTCGATAGTTTCAAGACCTTTTAAAAAACCAGCACCTAGATTTTTCGGATCTACCGAATACCAAGGTCTTTCTTGAATTTCAGGAATTTGGTTTTGTTGAGTTTCCCAAGGCGCTTGACCAACTTTAAAACTCTTTTTGTCGCTCATTATTGCCTCACCCACTCGTCACCGATTCGCTTGTAAATGTTGCCTTCCCATTCCTTGGTATCTTCTTGCTTTGAGGATTTCGCACCGCTTGCAAGTCTAGCATTTTCCATTTTTTGTTTTCTGAGTGCTTCCTTATTTGAGATTACTGCTTTAGTATCACCTGGCTGAGGGAAGAAATCCTTCGCATAAGCCATTCTCTCACTCGGCGGGATTGCCGCACCTGAAGCATCGCGCAAAAATGCCTCAACCCAATTTGCTTGCGCTGTTTGCGCTTCGATTGCCTTTTCATTTTTTAAAATATTAGGAGCCCATTGACTGTTATCGATCCACTGTCCAAAATTTGTTGGATTGTATTTTTTCGGATCTGCAACGGCAGCTTTATATTGAGCTTCGGCGACAACGCCTAAATCATAAAGGCCTTTTTGCTTTGCCTGAGCAACACTCATTTCGTTTTCCTTTTCTGATTTGGCCAGGCGTTTCAATGCAAGGTCTCTTTCCTTGATTTCGAGGTCTTTTTGTTTGAGCAATCGATCCTCTTGTTTGAGACCATAGTCCATTTTTTTGAATTCGTTCTCTAATCTTTCCTTTGCACTCATGCCCATTGCTTGATACCGCTGCACTAAGTTCGGATCATAGTATTTTCCGAAGGCACTTGTATCTATTCCAAATTTTCTCGCCATATCCATTGCTTGATCAAAGCTTTCTTGATCCGAGACGCTTGAAAGCAATCGATTTCCGATATCAAGTTTTTGCAAATTGTTTTCCAAATTTGTTTTTTGTTTTTGAAAGTCATCAACCTCAAATTGTTTTTGTTGTTCATAAGCTTTCATAGGATTGACTTTAGACAGAGCACTCAATGTGGCCTCACGGTCGAGATATTGTTTCCCATCGGGACCTTGCTTTATGCCTTGAGCATAGGCATTTTTCAGCCCTTCTTGCTCTGCAATTTGTTGATCACGAAGCTTTGCATCTCTGGCCATTTGAGAGAGATTCATACCTTTTTGAATGCTTCCAACGATGTCTAGAGGTTGCTGTTGAAAGTAAATTGAAGCGTCAATTCCTGCCATTTTATACCTCTGCCATTGTGCTGAGAAACATTGAAAGAACTTTTCTCAAATCAATCATTTTGTTTCCATTTTCGTCATGAATAACGAGAGTTCTACCTAGTTTTGATTTTTCAAGATCTTGAGCCATGACGCCGATCCAATTGCCAATTCCATGCTTGTCATTTTTGTAGTTGAAAGCATAAGCCTTAAGATGTTTTTTCATTTCTTTCAATTCATCCTGATCAACGGGCTGTATGTTTTCCTTTAATCGTTTGTCGCTGAAATACATAGCTGCACCAGTTATGCCTTGTCCCAATAAATTGCTTGATCGATTAGCTTGTGCTATTTGAGCCGATGCTTGAGCATTTCCAAGGCCTGTCATGTTTCCACTGAGGGCATTGCCAAGTCCAATGGCATTTTGGTTCATTGATTGACCATAATTTCCAGCGGCGTTTGACATATTGGTGCCAGCATTCAATCCCATATTTGCAAGCTGAGACATCCTAGCATAGGCATTTTGATATTCATTTGAACCAAAGTCCTGACCATATCTTTGCAAGGCTTTCATTGTGGCACCTGAATTTAAATTTCCTCTTGCGGCCGCCGAGCTTTCAAGTGCATTTTGCCCTTGTTTCAATCTAAATTGATAACCTGGATCATTTGCCAATTGATCAGCAAATGATCCGGTCAACATTTTTTGCAAAGCATTGAGCCCAGTGCCTTGATATCCAGACAAATAACCAAGCTGAGAATCATAGGATTTTCTCAATGCATCATTGCCTAGCGCATATTGATCCTTTAAAGTTTGATTTGCTTCGTTAACACTTCGACCTTGATAATTGAGAGCCCGATCAGTTGAATTATCGCCAAAGATGTTTGTTCCTAAAGTGTCATCAATCAATCCCATGTTTGTCTCCTAGATCATTGTCGATTTGACAAAATATTTTTTCAATTATCAAAACGCCCTTATCTGCAAATGCTACGATAAAACCAAATTTCAAAGCCGCCAATAATGTCAGAGAGGCATTCGAGTCTCTTAAATCAAGACTTGCGACTATTCGATCACAGCCACGATCATGAGCAATATCAATCAAATCAAACAATAATCTTGACATTGATCTCGATTTTCTGTGATCATTCGAAGTGTAACAATGACTTATAAAGCATTCATTATTTTTTATCTTGTAACAGACAAAACTGAATTGAGTTTCTAGAATTTCAAAACCCTCGCGCTCTTTTATATATCTCGCATAATTAGTGTCTTTAATCATTGACGTCATCGCGTACCTGCTGTGCTGTAGGTCGAATGCTTTGCCGAAAGTGTTCGTGCTCGCCAATTGATACGAGAAATTGAGGCGGTCCCAGTGATTGAGGTCGAAACATATTGCACTTGACCATTTGAATCGATTGTGAAATCAATGCCCGAATCATCGGGACCAGGCGTCCCAATCATCGTCAAAGACCAATCGGCACTTGTTGGATTGTATGAAACAACAAACATGCCAGACTCGATTAATTCCGTGGCTCCTGTACTCGTCGTCACTCTTTGAATAAGAAAATCAATAGTGGCTTGACTGATTCCTTTGTAGTTGAATTTCATTGAATCAATATCACCGCGTGGTGTGAAGGTATGAGTGCCAGTGCCTTGGGAGGTCAAGTTTATTGCTATCCCAGCTTCGGCATTTTCCTTTGAACTTGCGACTTGATAAGTATTTATTGAGGTCGCTATCAAATAATAATCAGTTAAAAGACTTAATCCAGCTGGGAGTGTGGTCGTGGTTGAGAATTGCCCGACTAGTCCAGTGTAATAGTTATGAGCTGTTGCCGTGATGATATCAGTTGTCGTGTTGACATCACTTGTCGCGAATGATTTGGCGTTTAAGTCGTTTTGCAAAGCAAATGTTTTTTCTTGGCCTAAACTTCTCACGACGTCGGTGATATTTCGAAAAAACCAAATCCATCCTGGCGAAAGACTCCCAGATCTATTTTGCATATTATCATTTAAGGGCGGTTCAAATGATCTTGTGATATTTGTCATTATGATCCACCGCCTTCGAGTTCAATTTGCGCGTCGATCCAAATTGTTTTCACTGGATCTGTCATCTTAACTCGAAATATTCTATCTCTTGATTTCCCAAGTCGATTCCATTTCACTCGCGTTTTATAGTTTCCAATTGCGCCAGCCGTATTGTCAGCCAATGTCCAAGATTCGCTTGACCAAGTATGACCGCCGTCATCTGAGAAATCTAACATCACAGTCGGACTTGAACCTTGAACGCCTCCGTCAAGACCGATACCAACTTCCATATCAAGTTGAAAGCTATTATAAAAAACTATTTTCAAATCATTCGATATATGTGGCGAAGTTCTTAAACGAGTGATCGCACTTCCGTCGTCTGAATAAGTCGTTTCACTAAATTGATAAATTTCGTTTGTTGAAACGTCAGTGACAATGTGAGTTCCAGTTCTAGGATCGAAGGCATACAACTCAGCCAAATGCCGTTCTAAAACGCCCGAATTTGTATAGGCTCTCTGATGCCATGATCCAGTGGTGACGTCATAGACCCACGTCGCCTCGTCGAAATTTAAGACATAGAAGAAATGTCCATTGCTTTGATATCCGAATGCGGTCGCTGAGGAAATATCAGCATAGGTCGAAATTGCATATTCTATTGCATGATTGCTGACTTTGGTCGGAGTCGTGCCATTCATGAGATACACCAGTCCTCGACCCTCTTTGCCTTGTCCAAGCCAAAAAATAATGCTGTTTACTGTCGCAATACTTAAAGGGGCACAACATCCTATTTCGATAAAACCACCTTGAGTTCTTTCAAAAGGAAAATCGACTGCGCCCGTGTTCACATAAATTTCTATCGTTTGCTCATTGAACAAATATAAAACACGATTGACGACAATCAACCCTACAAGAATGTCTGGGCTTCCTTCCGACGAAGCATAAGAAAGCGCATCTATGACAAAATCTTTTAGACCTGAAACCCAAAATGTATTTGTCCCGTCCTCTGCTAAGATGAAATATCCATCGCTCCAAACAACCTTCGAAGACGTTGGTCCAGTCGGAAACGTCAGTGCACCTAATGCGGCCGGAGGATTATCCATTTGAAAAAATAGATGCAGGCCATTTAAGTCATAAAAAATATAGTTATAAGTTCCATCGCAAAACAATGTTGAACTATCGGTTCCACTCCCGCCATAACTCATTGATGCAGCAGTAAATTTCCCTGTGCTTGTCAAAAATACGGCGAGGCCTTCCGAAGGATTATATTCGTCAATATAAAGTTGAACCGCTTGCCATGTTCCAGTGGGAAAAGTTAAATCAATTGCGGTGCCAGCCACGGCGTTGGCTAAACTTGTAGCAAGTTGAAAAGTGTTCGCACTGTTTACGATGACATAATATGTAGTCGAAACCGCAAGACCGCTTGGAAGTGGAAAACCTTGAGTGGTTATATCAACGGGACAACCAGTATAGAAACCATGACTTGCCTTTGTGATGACGTTTGTTGTGTAGTTGATAGCCGTTGTCAAATTGACTTCGAATGGATCTGGATCAGCAGTTGTCAATGTATTGGTGCCACTTCCTGCGGCGGTGATATCGACATAAGTGCCAGCCGATGCGTTCGCTTGGCTAGTGCAAACGCGGATTGTCGTCGCGCTAAGGGCAATCATGAAATAATCGGTCGCAGCCGAGATCCCAGTCGGCAAACTCCCACCTGAATTTGAAAATGTGCATTTCATTCCTGTTAGCCAAATCCAAGTTCCAACTGGATAATACTGATTTGCTACTGTCAAAATATCGGTGCTTGTATCCGCTATGGCACCGCCACTGCCAAAATTTGAAACGCTATCAGAAACGTATCGGTTATATGACTTTGAATTTACACTCATTGTCCATTCGTCGCTTTTTGAAAGACGCATCAGTTTTGTGCCGCTGACAACAAAAATCCGACCGATTGAATCGACGTGGAGAACTCTTAAAGGGCCATCTCCAGCAGTGCAAAGTTCAAGGAGCCCAGGCGTTGGGTTCAAATAATATTGTTGAGCACCTTTGCCAGTCCCAGATTCGATTTTCACAGGATACATATTGACGCATCTCTGCGCATCGACATTTGTCGATACGAGAGAATATGCTGGACCAATGAAGCCTTGCAATTTCACTTATTGCCCCGTGTATATGTTATAAGATCCGCGAGATCCGATGAGTCCTGGAATATCTGACGTCATGTAAACTGGTCTTGTGTTTGTTCGCATAATCAAGGCCTTTGACTCACTTGCTTGCATTGCAATGTCTTGAGAAATTGCTTTGCCGTATTCAGGAGCCAATTCCATTGCGAGATTATATCTCAAGGCTTTTTTGTAACCAGGGGGAAGAGTCACGTCCTCACTGATTAAAGAATAAGTTGTCAAAGGTTTTTCAGAATGTAGAATCAATGTTCCATTGCCACTAGGAATTGGCCAGACGTAAATAGCTCCAAGTGCAAAATTAGGATCATAATATATCCCTTGAGGCAAGGTCGAGGTCAAGGTCTTGTCGGAAATTTGAACCCATTCGTCTTGGTTATAAATTCGAATGGGCACTTCGTTATCACTTCCAGACTCTTTGACCAATGCATCGATGATTCGAATCGGTCTCGTCGTATTAAAGGCACCGCTTGAGCCGATTGTGTAGCTTGCGGTACTTGCGACGAGAGTTAAATTCTCAATGACTCGGTGATAAATTAAAAACCCATCATTTGACCATGATTCGAGCATGTCATTCAAAGATGACAATGCATCGGCTGATTCGGAACTTGATGGCGTCTCGCCAGCGGCTATGACACCGATTAATCGCATCGAGCCTTTAATTAAGTCGCTGACAGTGGACATAAGTTTAATCCCTCACTTTTGGCGGTCTGCCACGTTTTCGTCTGACAACTAATTCAGAATCTGAATCTATTTCTCCCTCAAAATCATCTGACTCAAAGTCTAGTTCATTGCTTGAAACGTCGAAACCTTCGCTTTTTAGTTCAGCGCGCTGGGATTTTCCCCAATTTAAAGGAAGCTTTAAAAACTCCTCGAGTGAGTGAATTATTTTATACTCACAATTCTCAAAACCTTTGACCGTATCATCATTGTAAACGCATTGCGGGAAATTCATTCATTGCCTTTCGTTCTATTTTTCAACCAATTTCCAATATGACCCTTGAACGGTCGATTGAAATCCCAGTGAGTTAACTCTAATTCTGGATACAAATACACCTTGCCGCCGAGATCTGAAAACTCTTTGCAAAAATAACTGTCTTCTCCCCATAACATCCCATCATCAAAACGCATTTGAAAATATGCAAATGATTGTTTATCAAAATGCGCATAGCCTCTATTGGGGAATGCCTCTTGAAACATTTCGAAAACTTTTCTCGAAATGCATAAAAAACCACCAGGCAAGCTTTTGACTTCGATCAAGCCTTTTTCATTTGACCATAGTTCCTTTTGATCAAGCCAACCGATCGGGTAATTCTCGGCTTCGAATTTATAACGATAAGCGCCGCCAACCAAATCCACATCAAAAAGCGCCATTTTGACAAGAGATCCAGGCTCAAAGCTTATATCCGAATCGAGAAAAAACATCTTATCACAGTCCGACGCCATGAAATCAGAGGCAAGTTGATTTCTCCCCATAGCGGCATGACTGCAATTTGAGAGAAATCGGAATTGGATGTCCACTCCATTTTGAACGGCTAACAATTGCTCATTTAACAAGCATCTGACAACTTCAGTTTGAAGTTTGCCGTCATAGGTTGGAATGGACACCAATAGTTTCACGAGACTTAAGATCCTGCAATCAGGCCGAGACTGACAAGAGCATTTCTCAATGCGTTTCCTTGAGCGGCAAGCGTTGCAATGGCATTCCCTAAGATCGCACTGTTATAGGTGCCAGTGAGAGTTAGAATTCCGTTTGTCGGCGCAGCGGTGCCGCCGCTTGCATCTGTCGCAACGGCTTGAGCCGCTCCGCTAGGACGGGCAATTGGTGTGGCTCCATAAAATCCAATTAAATCAGCAGATGATTGGCCCATTGTATATCCATCGGGAGACTTAGGCGTATTAGTTTCATTTGAAGTTGTAGCGGTATTCATGATTTAAAACTCCTTGTTTTTATTTAATATTTTAAACATCTTAAGGCCATGAAACAATCATGGCCCTAAAAACTTTATTGTTTTGTCAATTAAGCAGGTTGGCCGACAACACGACAAGCCAGTTCTGGATAAATGCATTTCCATCCGCCTAAGAAATCGATTCGAGTGATATTCCTATAATTAGTGATATCAAACTGACGAGTCATAGTGAGAGAAAGTCCTGCATCTTTATCAACGACTCTTGTCGCTTTGACTCCCTCGCTTGGAAGTTCAAAGTCAACGGAAGCAAGTGCGAATGCACTCTTATGGAAAACCATGTTTTGTGGAGCCACGACACTTGCATAGGTCAATGCTGCACCAAACAAATAAACCAATGCGCCATCAACGGGATAAGCATCAACATTTTGATATGCGCTGCCTGGTCCATAGATAGCTGGCGAAATTGGCAAAGATGCAATTTCGTTTGTCACTGAGTTTGTAGTAGCCGTCACGACAAACTGAGCAAGCTGACCAGTGCTTTGTTTTGTTTGAGGGTTCACAGCATACACGTTTTGAATTGTGATGACGTCACCGACTTTATAACATGCGGTGATTGAACCAGTGATGCCATCGAGTGCAATTGTTGACGTGTTGTCCGCTGCAATTGTTGTTTTGATTGCAGGAGCGCCAGCAGGAGCGCCAGCCGTGTGTTTTGGCACATTTTGGCTCATGCTAAATTTACAACCAGCCGCCATTCCCATTTCGCCCATTTCATATTGTTCGGCAATTCTCTCAGATGATTGAAAAAGACCTTTCAATCCTTCAACAAGTGAAGCCTCAACGAGAGGATCAACAATCGCCGAATAAACTCCTTTAGGAGCGCCAAGGCTTGATGCTACAGCTTTTGCATTTACAAAACCTTTTAATGTCGACGGAAATGCCGTTGCACTTGGAACACCGACCGAGCTAAAAACTGATTGATACATTGCCGATGCAAAATTGTAATCAATTGTATTTGCTAGCGCGATGGCAGCAGGATCAACGTATCTTTCTCTGAATTTATCGATAGAAAGAGTTCGATCAACTTCTGCGAATGCCATGCCCACATGATAATGTTTATCAGCAGTCAAAGCCACCGATTGATCAGCGCTATCTTGAATAGTCAATGTGGCACCAGTTGTCACATTATAGCGTGTTGGCTTTCTAATGTTAATTGTAGCGCCGACTTTAGCTCCACTTTTTGCAAATTGGTCCGAATATTCGGTTGTCACATTTCTGCAAAACGACAAATTGCTTTTGAGACTCATCATGGTCTCTTTAAGAATAATTGAATCCGTTAATAATGAATTGGACATTTAAATTCTCCCTTTAGCGAGAGCGCTGTCTTTTCCTTAACGCTTCATATTCAGCTTGTGTGAGATCATCGTCAAAGATTGTTTTCTTGCCCGATTTCTCAGACTTGCTTCTAATCGGTGTCGGCGGATTTGGCGCTTTCGATACTTTTTTATTGTTTAGTTTTTCGCTTTCATTTTTAGAACCACCGAGTTTTAATTCCAAACGACCAATTGCTTTTGCAGCGGCCAAGGGAGTCAAAGAGCATATTCTCTCTAATTCGTCTTGATCTTTTGCAAGGTGATACATTAAATCAGGACCTAAGTCCGAATCAATAATCAGCTCTTGGACAACGCCTGAGAGTTTAACGTCACTGACCTCTTCTAAGACGTCATGAAAGTCTGAGTGTTTCGCTACAAAAGAATTGATTCGCTCAGCATGAGTTTTTGCTTTTGATGCATACTCATTTTTTATTGCTTCGCCTCGTTTTTTTTCTTCATAGTCAAAAATCTTTTTCTCAACCTTCCAATCGGTCAGTGCGTCAACGTAGTCCTCGTGGCTTTCAAAATCATCTGCCTTTGGCTTGCCATCATTTTTTTGCTGTGGCTTCGCTTTTTGAGAAGAGTCATTCGATTCCGGTCGTGATTGGGCTTTCATTGCCTGTTCACGCCAGTAATTCGCTTCTTCTTCCTTGGCAGATAGCTTTGAATTTAGTTTGTTGATCCGACGCTGAAAACCGCCCTTTTGTTTCTTGGGCTTTTTCTCAACCTCTTGATCATCGTTTTGATTTTCCTCGTTTTCAGATACTTCCGAAGTATCTTTGCTTTCATCATCCTCAACGGATGATTCGGAATTTTCGTCAGCCTCGACCAAATCACTCAAATTTGAGGATTCAATCGGTTTGGCTTCTGTCACTTGGATATTGTCACTTGGCATGGTTTAAAATTCTCCCATGAATTGCCCTGGTGGCTTCCCACCAGTAGGATTTTGATTCATATTCGGGCCAGCAAAATTGCCAGCACCGCTTAAATTTTGATTCATTTGCATTTGCATCGCTCGCTCTTGCTCTGAAATATCAAAGGGCTGATTTATGTCGAGAAGCTGAAGCCTTTGTTTTATTTCTTCAATTTGAGCGTTAAGTCCATCAATCGCCGCAAGGCTTGATGTTTTCATCATCTCTTTTCTGAGTTCGGTCTCCATTTTTGCGAAAGCAATGCGCTCGTCCGATTCGATTTCCATTTTCTTCTGATCAATCACTTGATTGGCTTTCGTTAAGCCATCGGTCAATTGTTCAATGACCTGATTCATTTGGTTAATCTGCGCTTGAACTTGTTGCGGGTCCATTTGAGGATTTTCTTGATCCGAAACAAGTTCAGGAGGCATTGATTTTTTTAGTCTCTCTGCGATATCCTGTGCGCCTGGCCAGTCCATTCCCTTTACTAAAAGGTCTCCTGCCATTTGCATTATGCTTGGATATGCTCTAATTAATTGCTCCATTGAGGATGCAGCTTCGAGGCGTTTTGTCGCAAAACTTGGTCCGGCTTCCACAACAACATCATATTTTCCAACGCCAAGCTGATAATGTTTTGATTTCCCATCTCTCTCGAATTCTTCATTAATGCGAATGAGTTCTTTTTCGCCGTCCTCACCGATAATGATCGCAGTGCGAGGCGCGTCGTATATTTTTGGAATCAAATCAACAATGATTCGACCTGCGTGTCTCAATGATCGATTCAAGTTATCCATTAGATGAAAGTTACTTGTTTGCGATTGTGCATTTCTGCGCTGGATTGCAATGCCTGACACCTCTTGAGATCTTGCACCAAGGGCGGCGTCATAGATTCCAGTGGTTGATTTCAAGTCATCGGCTGACATCATCGCGGCTTGAGTGATTGCTTGCACTGCTGGCTCAAATGAATTTCTTTGAGGCGGCGGCACTGGGACACCTGCAAT